TAAATCAATACTAGAAAAATCAACTCAAAATAATTTATCAATTACTTCCACGGTATCCAATATAACTTCTTTTTCTAACGGAAGCGTTGGTTTCACCACTAACTTAAAGCCATCGTGGAAAGGCGCTAAGATAAAAACTGTCACTAGCACAACTCCAACAATAAGTGGCTCTAACATTAGCTTTACAACTAATGTTAATTTGCAATCATTACCAACATCATCTACCGCCGCGACTAGATTTATTCATGGATCTAGATTATTTCAATATTACGCCACTAGAAAATTAATGAATACAATATCAGTTGATTCTGGGGCTAGTATTAGAGATTCCATAAAAGCTGCGGCAAATTACGGATCAGTTGATGAAACCTTGTGGCCTTATACTATTACTAAGTTTGCCACTAACCCATCTCAAACCATTTGGAGTGCAGCTGCCCTTAAAAAAATATCTAGCTATCACTCCATAGCCGATGGTGACCTTGATTCTATGAAATTAGCACTTTCCAATGGTTATTTAATTGCTTTTGGATTTTTAGTTTATTCTTACATGCTCTCTACGGAGATGGCTTCTACCGGGTTATTAAAAATGCCCACCCCAGGAGAATCTTATCATGGAGGTCACGCCGTATGTTTAGTTGGGTACGATGATAATAAGGTTATGCCAGATGGATCTAAAGGTGCCTTTATAGTTAGAAATAGTTGGGGAGAGAATTGGGGTCTAAAAGGTTATTTTTACATGCCATATAATTATGTTAGCAACCCAGATCTTTCCTGGGATTTTTGGGTCATTAAGTCATCTACCTTGGGTTAATTTTTTAAATATTCTATTAATATAAGAGCATCCTTGTGGAAACTATTTTCACAAGGATTTTTTATTATGAGAATTGGAGATATGTTAATTGCTATTGCTCAATGGCTAGAGAGCCCAAATAACGAAGCCATTCTACTTGCAGAGTATGATGATGATTGCTTAAAAATTGTCTCTGAATCTTGTGTGGGAGCCGCTAAGCTTTTAAAAACAGCTGCTCAAAAAGTAGAGTACATTGAGCCTTCAGAGGAGTCATCATTAAATGAAAGCTCTTTAGAGGAGCTAGCTGCTATTGCTAACGCCTTCGATGCCTCTGGAGATCCTAATTTAAAGAAGCAGGCGTCTGTAATTGATGAGCTATTATTGACAATAGCTGCTCCTGATAATTATTTAAGAGACAAAAAAGCAGCTGATGATAAAATGATGGACGAATTGATAAAAAAATATAAAAACCCTCAAAAAGAACTAGCTTCCATTAATAAGACAGATGAGGGTCTAAAAAGCATTCAAGACAGTGGTATAACTAAAGAATATAGGATTATGGAGCATGCTCTAAGCACCAGGTACGATCCTGACATGCCTGGGGTCATGACCTCTAGAGTTGGTGATGGATCTTGGCAGTCTGAAATGACTAAAAAAGTTTATGACTACAATGAAGGGTACTCTCTTGGCAATGGAGATAAAATTCCAGGAAGCAATGTATCTCAACAATCTCATGTAGATAATAGAGAAATGCATTCCGTTTTTGATACCCGAGAGGGAAGGTTAGGTCAATATAAGTTCTAAAAAAATAGAGAAAGTATCTTATAATCACAATATCAATAGCTCTCAATCAGAAATTGATTGGCTAGACTCCGTTGAAGTTCCTGAAGAGTATCGTCAAGCTAAAATAAAAATATTAAATAAATATTATTTTGTAGATGCTTACGATCCAACCACTAATACCATTTACGAGTTTTACGGTGATTATTGGCATGGAAATCCTAAAATATTCCATCCTTATAAGATAAATAAAAAAGCTAATAAGACCTTTATAAAGTTATATAATGAAACAATAAACAAAGAAAAAATATTAAAAAAAGCAGGGTACAACTTAATATCTATCTGGGAGTCAGACTGGAAAGAGGCGCAAAATGAATAAAACTAATCTTACTAAGATTTTAGAGCACCCGGACAAGGATGAAATTATTAGTAAGTTAATTATTGGAATTTCTGCAGAGGATATTAATGATTGGTTAAGAGCCAAATATACCAACCCTGGGGAGAGCAAATTTATTATCTCCGAGAAAAGTGTCAAATCTTTTCAAGATAACTATTTAGATCTATATTCTTATATTAAAGACGATATCCTTAAATCAAAACAAAATCAATTAAATCCTGAGCAAGAATTAGAGCTAGCTGTAAAAAATAATAAAACTTATAAAGAAAAGATGATTGAGTTAGTGGGTAAGGAAGTTGATATTAAATCAATGATTACCAATATGATTGCAGCAATTGAAACTAGAGCTGGTCAGGTTTTTGATGCAATTCAAGAAGATCCTAGAAACATGAGGACGGATCGTATTTTAATTGAATGGTTTGATCTTTTAGGTGGAGTTTTAGAAAAATATCATAAATTAGTCAATGGAGCCCCTGATCAAGTAATTCAACACAATATAACTTTGCAGATGGTAGATCAGCACATCAACGTATTTTATGATGCCATTAGAGAAACTCTTTCCCAAATGGATGTAGAAACTTCTCTTTATTTTATGGAAATTTTTAACGAAAAAATTTCTAAATTAAAAGCTGCGGACAGTAAAGATTATTCTAGCCCAGATTTAAGGTTAGCTGAAGCTAAAATAATTAATGAAAATATTAATAATAAACTTAATGAGATAAGCTATGCTGGATGATAAAAAATATTCTAATATTTTAAATAATACTTTGTTAAATTTTAAAATTAATAAGCTAGAGGAAGATTTTAAAAATTTAAAATTAGCTTATCCCAATAGTGATGATTTGGGTCTAGGAACACCCGGCGAACATAATTTACCTAAGTGGGTTCAAGCCTTAAAAGATGTTTATTATAAAAATATTCAACAAAAAATTCCTTGGAAGCAAGCAATTGACTCTTCCACTGAGGGATGGAATCCAATTGAAAAGCTAGATTTTAATAATTGGGTTACTTTTTATCAAGGCGGCAATCATTTGAAGTATAAGAAAGCTAACTGGTATATCAATGAAGAGATTGATGAAAATGAATCTCCCGTTATGCCAGGATACATGATCCCAAATGCTTATAAGCAAATTGAGGAGGGTGGAGAAAATATTAGCGCCAATGAAACTTCTGATAGAGAAAAAAGGATCTTACTAGATAAGCATAAAAAGAAAATTGTTTCCAGGTTAGACTCCATTGAGAGATTGCTAAGAAATGAAGAAGGATATTTACTTTCTGAAAGTGAAAACGATTCTTTAATTGACACCATCCATTCATTGAAGAAAAAAGTTTATTCTTTAAAAAGAACTGCCGGAGAAGTTTTTTATCAAGATTTAGTTGTTAGGGAGGCTAATATTTTAGCCAATAAAGGATTTTATAAGGCAGCTTCGTTTTTATATGTAGCAGCCCAACAAGCCGCCCCCGCTGCTCCTCCTGCCCCAATGGAAGCGGCTCCTCCAGCAGCAGCCCCTCCCGCAGCAGCTCCCCCTGCAGGAGCCCCTCCTGTGGGAGCTCCTCCTGCCGAATCTGTTCCAGCAACAGGAGGAGCTGCGCCTCCCGTTGGGGCAATTGGTATGCCACCAGCTCCAGTATCCCCCGATCTTGGAGGTGGAACCTCTCCACCAGCTATAGGGGCAGCTGGAGGTAATAATGATGAATTAGGTAAAGCATTGACAGAGTCTTTGGGCGGAGGATTCGGAGAAAGCGGAGACGTTAATTCATCTGACGATAATCTATTTGTATCTGACGATGAGATGAATGAGGGACAAGAGGATCAAGTGGAAATAGAGGATGATAATTTCTTAACTTCATTTGCTCAGCTTGCTCCTCCCGTCCCTGCGCCTCCCGTTCCAGTACCTCCCGCTCAACCGCCTCCTCCTTCACCTAAACAACCCCCTAAATCAATTAAAGAGACCGATCTAACAAGTGATGTTAAATCACCTCCAGCGGATATTGTAGTTGAAGAATTTGATAAAAATTTAGAATCTGTATTGTCAAAAATTACAGTAGAAGATGTTCTTCGTAAGATGGAACAAATATCAAAAATATTTAAAACAAGAGAAATTCCAAGACAATTATCCGTTATTGATATGATGTTAGACCATTTAGGGTTAGCTAGCTTCTTCCCATCACTGTCAGAAGCTACTAATAAAGCTCTTGAGTCAAACAATTATATTCTGACCCGTATTGAAGATATTATCATGCAACTAAGCGGAGCTGTAAAGACTAAAAATATAGATCTTGCAGGTAATGAAAATGACACTCCGGAGCATGCGATGGGCGTTAGAAGGAATCTAGAGGACCAGGAAAAGACGGATAAAGAAAGAAAAGAGATGAGAAAAGAATTGGCTGACAAGGCTCTAGAGGAGAGGTCCAAAGAAGACGCTCCAGATTTAGAAGTAACAGAAGATGATTTGGAACCCACCCCAGCTCCAGCAGCGCCTCCAATTCCGGTAAAGCAACCACTACCACCAGCGGTCTAACTTAAATGAAAATTAGAGAATTACTTTCATTAATAGAAGATATTTATAAAAAATATGAAACCTCTAAGCCATATTTATGTGGTGGCTTGCCAAGAGATAAATATTTAAATAAAAAAATATCTTTCGCTGACGTTGATATTACTACGGGCGACGAGTCTATTAAAAAAATATCTCAATCCGTTTATGATAAATTAAGTGAAAAATTCAATATAAAAATAGATCAAAAAATAGATGGTCATAGCTCTATTTATTTTAAAAATATAAAGCTAGATTTTTCTTCTAACTTTATAGATCCATTTGCAGAAAAATTTTTACAACAAAAAAATATTAAATTAAATTCATTGCTATTAGAGTGTTTTAGCAGAGATTTTAGGTGCAATAGCATGTTAATGCCAATGGATCTAAAAGAAATTATCGATCCAACTGGCAAAGGAAAAAAAGATTGTGATAATAAAATTATTAAAACAATCTTGCCCCCAGAAATTACTTTTAAGCCAAATCCTAAAACACAAAATAATAATAGAATTATTAGAGCCATTTATTTGGCTTCTAAATTAGATTTTTCAATTGACAATAGCATTGTCAATTACGTTGCCTCTAATCCAGGTCTTATCACTTTAACTAATCCCAAAACATTATCAAAAAAATTAAATACGGCTTACGAGATAGATGCGGATAAGACTAAATATTATATGAATAAAATGAATCTATGGAAATTCATATCTATAAATGAGATGCTGTCAGATGAAATATTAGAGTTCTTAACTAACCCTAATATAAAATAAGGTACTTATGCCAAATGGAAATAAATCTTCCAAAAAACAAACAATAATTTATCCAAATTTAGATTTGTATCCAACCTCTAAAGATGTTGATATTTCTTTTTATCAAGAACTTTATAAGTATAAAAGTGTGGCTGATTATTTGAAAAATAAAAAGAAGAAAAAAAAGAAAAGATCTCAGAGAAGAAAAAATGCCTTTATAACTATTTCAGAAGATATTATGACTTCAATTCCTTACAGTCCGGAAACTTCTGGGATGAATCAATTCGGAATGACTAGCCATATCACACCATCTTCAAGCTTTTTTAATGAAACAACAGATAATTTAAATTATGCGATTAATAAGGATAAAGAAATTTCTATGGAAGAAAAAGATGAAGAGATTCCAATTAGCAATTTAATGGAATCATTATACGGAGATCAAAATAGCATTAGCCCAATAGAAGATGAATATAATATTTATGAAAGACTAAATGATTTGGGTAGAAGAGATCCTGTTTATACTGGAATCTTAGACGGGGCGCCGAATCCCATACAAAAATATTAATATTTAGATATATTATAAACCAAGTGTAAAAGAGATAATTTTATGACTAACCCTTTTGATTTATTAAATTCAGCCGTTCAACCAATACAACTAGATGACATCGTAGTTCATGATGGAATTCCTTCTGAAGATGAAGTTATTATATCGCATGAGCCAATAGATTTTGGTCATCACCATCATCATGGCTTCAATAATGGTCCAACTGAAGTTGCCGTTGAAATTGTTGGAGATAACTCTGATCTATCTTTAGAATTACCTTCAGAAAATGATGACGTTCCAGATGGGGCTGATATTGTGGTTACTCAAAATGGAGAGCCTACTGTAGCAATTGATTTGGGAGACATTCCTGGAGCTCCTCCCGGAACTAAAGATCCAGAGCCCGAACCAGAAATAGAAGTTAATGAGGACGAAGCAAGTGACGAGAATGAAGCTAAAGATAGCTCTTCAGAGTCATCTTCTGGTAAAAAAGATAAAGATGATCGATGGAATTGGAAGTCAAAGAGCTTTGGTGATTTTACAATTTGGATTAAAGATAGATTTAGCAGCGTTCCACGACATACTGGTTATGACACTGCTGGGTTAGAAAGAGCTCAATCATATTTGCAGAAACTACACAATGAGGTTTCTAAGGCAATGCGCTCTGACATTGACGGCGAGTTAGATGCTGAGTTTATAGCTGACATTCATCAAAAAATAGATGATGGCATTGAAAAATTAGAAGGTAGATTAGAAAAGGTTCGTTCTTCTAAAAGTTCAAATAAAAAGAAAAAAGCAGATGAGAACGGCGACTTATTAATTAAAGAGGCTCAAAAAACTTTTGGAGTTAAGAGCGGCGTTGTTGTTATGGTTCCTTTATTTATTTCCACGTTGGCTAGAGCATTGGTAAATGGAGCTGCGTCTGCCGGAAAAGATATAGAGCACTCTTACAAAGAGCTAGTTAAAAAGCATAAACTAAATGATCGTGAAAAAATTGAATTAATTCAATTAGTTCACGATATGGGTTTCCCAATGATTAGAGACAGGGCTCTTTTCCCAGAAGATGATTTTGATCCATCATCGACAGAAAATTTTGATTTTTCTGCAAATTATAAAGCCTAATTTTATAAATAGGATATGGCATGAGAAAATATAATAATAGATATGAATATCAGATTTCTACTGTCAATGGCGCAAAATCAAGAGAAGATTCCTGGCTTAGTGAATTAGAAGATCAGTTGCAAAAGCAAGCCGTTCAGCCCAGAAGGGTAGATCAATCTATGTTTGAGCAAATTAATGGAATTATTAACGGAAGCAAAAATTCTAAGTATAGATCCGTTGACGAAGCCGTTAAAGAAATGCAATCTAGAAGCGGCTTCTTAGATTACATCAAAAGAGCCAACGAAGATAAGAATATTAAAAATAATAAACCCAAAATTTTAATTGAAAATCCACAAATAGAATTAACCATTAACAACTACTGTGAAAATACCAAGGGTGAACATAGTTTGCCAGCAATTTTAGAATATATTAGAGGAATTCATTCCAGTGACGTTAGAGACCCATCTCTCTGGGATGAAGAGTCTTTGGCAAAGCACATTCATGAAGCAAATCAAAAAAATAAAGTTCAGCACGATGAGTCTTATCATAATTTAGGAAAAATTCATCAAGATAAGAACGATGCTCCAGACCCCGCTAACTTTGACGCTTTTCATGGTTTAATGCCAGTTAAAAACTAAAATAATAAAGTAAGTTTATAAAGTGAATAACGATAAAGATATTTTTTTTGATATTAAAACTTCTCTACTTAAAATGGACCCAGTGGCATTTGTAGAGAAATACCTTACCTTAGATGGAAAGCCATTCAGAATTAATGGTAATGGTTATAAGCCATTTAGCCATATCTATAGGTACATTGGAATTAAAGCATTAGAAAAAAATTCTAAACCAGTTATTTTGGTCAAGGGTCGTCAGACTGGCGGAACTACTATGGCTGCCGCCCTTGAAATGTATTTTATGGGATCTGGTTTATTTGGTAATGGCAATAATCCTCCTGTTAGAGTTATTCATGCTTTTCCTCAATTGGAAATGGCTGCCGCCTACAGTAAAACAAAATTAAACCCAATGATTGTTGACTCTATTGATGTCACTGGAGAAAAGAATAAGGGCGGCAAAAATAAATCATATATTCAATCATTATTGGATACGACTAGTGATACAAATAACTCCCTGCACTTTAAGCAATTTGTTGGTGGCAACCACCTTTGGATAGAGTCCACTGGGTTAAATGCTGACAGGCTCCGTGGTCGTACATCAGATGTTATCTTCTTCGACGAATGTCAGGATATCTCTGGAGCTGCCATTAGTAATGCTACAAAAATGTTAACTACTGCCAAGTATGGTAGAGTTGGTGATGGCGTTCAAGTTTATTTCGGAACTCCTAAGAAAAAAGGATCTGATTATTTTAAAATGTGGAATGCCTCAAGTCAGCAATATTATCATTTAGGCTGTGAACAATGTAAGGGATACTTTCCGCTTTATACCCCAGAAAGCGATGAGTGGGAAAAAATTTGGCTACATGGATTTATTGTAAAGTGCACTCATTGCGGACATGAACAAGATAAAAGACCAGCTGCAGAAAGAGGTAAGTGGATAGGAAGTAAACCAGAAGAAGAGTGTTCTATTATTGGTTTTCATATTAATCAGCTTTACATGCCTGATTTTACTAAAGAAAAGATTTTATCTGAGAAGCCTGGAATTCATCCAGTAGCCACCGAAAGATCTTATCGGAATGAAGTTTTAGGTGAATTTTTTCAAGGCGACTCTAGCCCCATTACTCCAGAAGAAATTAGGGAATTGTGTGGTGATGTAGAAAGAAAGATGAGAGCTTCCATTAAAATGGAAGAAGATTTAATTGTCACTATGGGAATTGATTATGGTCTAAAATCTAACTTAGAAGAGATGGCGGATATTAACAAATCTACCAGTCAGGGACAATCTTATAGCACCGCCGTCATTTTAGTTGCCAAAGGACCACAGTTACTTTCTATTGAGTTCTGTACTAAATTTAAAAGAAACGATGAAGAGTCAAAGAAGAATTTAATTGATCAGTTAATGAGACAATATAGCGTTAAACTTGCCATTGGTGATATTGGATTCTCTCAAGAGTTTTCTGAAAAGCTTCACATAGCTTATGGAGACAGATATTTAGTATCTAGGGCTCAGGGTACAGTTAATGGTCATATTAAATATTTAAAAGAAGTTTTTCCTAAGGAAATTGTATTTCAAAAAAACTTTTATTATACTGAAATGATTGAGCAGTTAAAAGCTGGTAAAGTTAGATTCCCCCTAGGGGATTATGAAAAAATAGCTTGGTTAATTCAGCACTGTAGTAACAATGATATTAAACCTAGCTTATCTAGAAATGGAGATCCTACTATCCAATATGTCAAGTCTGGTCCCAATGATGGCTTTGCAGCTTTGTTAAATGCTTATATTGCTTATAAATTTATTGTCACCAATGGATTATCATTAAATAACGCCATAGCTATTCATGGAGAGACTCCTAAGCCACTAGTTATTAGTGGCTATATTAAAAGAAGATTTTAAAAATTGTCTCTTTGAATATTCTATTTTTACCATAAAGTTTGATTCCTAACTTTAACATAGAATATGGTAATTTAATGATATATTAATTAAAAAGTTAATGTGCCATTTTCCATATTAATATGGTATTTTGGCTTTAAGGATAAGCTATGAGCCAAAAATCTAAATCAGAAAAATATTTAGAATCTAAAGAACCCACTCCTCAAGTCAGTGCCCTTATGGCTCGTAGCGTATCCGAACATAGAAGAGATACGCTTGCTAAGGAAGTTGAGCGCGGTCTCTATAAAGATGGTACTGGACCTTCTGTCAGGGAAGATGGTCTAACTTCTAACGGACTAGTTAGCGCCTCTATTGGAATGAAGAAGCACGCCCAATTAACTTCTTCTACCATGTATAATTCTGGCGGTGGCGGTGGAAGTGGAGCCGATACAGCTAAACAAACTCCCGAAGTCTACTCTCCTTTATGGCTAAGCAGCAATCTCTCTTTACCTAGAGATAAGGCTACTATTAATGCTTGGTGCAGAAGTTTCTTTGCTTTAAACCCACTTGTTCACAATGCAATTAGTTTGCACAGCACTTATCCAATTAGCAAACTTAATATTAAATGCTTTAATAAAGAAGTAGAAAAATTTTTCAATGACATGATTGAAGAATTAGATTTAATGAATACCTGCGTTCAAATAGCTCAAGAATATTGGCTGTTAGGCGAAGCTTTTATTTACGCAGATTATGATGAAAATCTTGGTAAGTGGAGTAGGCTAATTATCCAAAATCCAGATTATATGGTTTTAGACCGAAGCGTTACTTCTGACGAGCCGGTAATTACCTTAAAACCAGATGAGAACTTAAAAAGAATTGTATTCTCTAATAAGCCAAGAGACATTGAGCAAAAAAAGAAATTAAAACAATACATTATTGATTGCGTTAAAAGAGGCGACAATATTCCAATGAATAATTTTCACGTCTCTTATTTGTCTAGAAAAATTTCTCCTTATGAAATTAGAGGGACAGGTTTGCCTGTTAGTATTTTTAGACAACTTGCCTTATTCGATTTGCTAAGAGAAAGTAAGTTTGCTCAGGCAAGTAACATGATTAACCCCATTACAGTCGTTAAAATAGGTAGCGCTGATTATAAACCAACTTCAGCCGATCTAGAGGCTTGGAGAAGTACGTTTGAGGCTGCTCAATATGATAGAGATTTTAAGATTTTTACCCATGAAGGAGTAGATATTCAAAAGATCGGAGGCAGCGGATTTGTAGATATTGGTAATGATGTTACTCAGATTATTAAAGAAATATATTCTGGATTGCAAGTACCTTCTGTTCTAATGGATGGTGGCTCAGATACAACTTATGCTAATGGTGGAGTGGCTCTGGACGTTCTTCGCCAGCGCTACATGCAATTCCGTAATATGATGGCTGCCTGGTTAAAAAGAAAAATATTTGCTCCGATTGCTAAGATTCAAGGATTTTATGAGTATAAAAATGGAGAAAAGCAATTAATTATTCCAGAAGTTGATTGGAATCACATGTCACTTTTTGATACAAATGACTATGTTCAACAATTAGTTAGCTTGACTCAAGGAGAGGGCGAAGCCAAAAGAGCTTCCTTGGCTACCATGTATAGATCTTTGGGTCTTGATATGGAAAATGAGATAAGGAATATTAGAAAAGAGGCTATTCAATCGGCTATTTTAAAGAAAGAGAAGGTTGCCCTCGATACCATGTCATTGAATGAACTTCGCTCTCTAGATGAGGAAGATGAGATTCCAGAACCAAAAGAACCGGCAGCCGGTGGTGGCGGTGAAGGTGGCGTACCTGGGGAGGGTGCTCCTGGCGGAATGCCAGACCTTGGTGGTCTAGGTGGCTTGGGAGGTCCTCCACCTGATTTAGGTGGGGGTGGACCACCTCCAGGCGGTGAGGGCGGAGCTCCTCCAGCCCCTTGATAATAACATAGTAATATAGAAACATTATAATGAAAAAATAATTATTTAATTGGCATTTTATGAAGTACTCAAATCTTGAAAGCGATATTAATAAATTAGCTCAGCAATTTGGCTTGGGGGGCAAATTCAGAGAATCTATTAATTTGGGCGGTAGATGGCTAGAGCTAACTAACTCTGATTTTAAATCAATGATGACTGATTTAAGAAGAGTTGATGATGATATTAGAAAATTGGTTACTGGTGATGGTACTTCTCACGAATCTTTAAAGCAGATATTAAAAATAACTCAAAGTAAAATTAATAAAAAAGATTACGTTGCTGCTCTAGCTGAAATAATTAAATTTTATGACATTGTCTGTAGTGCTGGTGATAAGTTAAAAGAGCTAGATCCTGACTTTTTAAAATCTCACTATGAGATTTTATCATCTGGACTTTCCGGCGAGCAATTAGATAGTTTATTTTCTTTAAAGAGTAAATTTGCTAACGATCAACAAAATCAATTAGTAAAAAGTGCTGGAATATTAGATTTTTTATATGGCATATTTAGCAGTAGAGGAAGGAGCCTCTCTTCTTGGTCAAAAAGATTTCCTAGATCGGCTAAAAAGTTGCAAAGATCTATTAATGCACTATACAGATCTTCAGTTGCAATGAACAATTCTATCGTTTCTTCTTTAAAGAAAATGAAGGAATATAGAATCAATAGAAAAGTAGAAGATTATCTTGAAGAGAAGAAAAGGGTATTATCTAAAATTGATAATTATCAATCTCAATTTAAGTCATTATACGATTCTGAAGTAAAAGAAATTTTGAAAATATAGAAAGATTGTTTACAGGATCTACAGATCCTGACTCAACGTCACT